CGCCAAGCCGTAGCCGCTATCGATATCAAATACACCAAGGAGTTGGCAGATGCCAAATCTGAAAATGAGCGCCTTCGTGCTGATATCGCTTCTGGCACTAAGCGGTTGCAGCTCAGCGCCACATGTACAAAGCCAGTGTCCAAAACCACCGGCCCCGCCAGCGTCCCTGATGATGCCAGCGCCAGACTTACTGACTCCGCTCAGCGGGATTATCTCAGTCTCAGAGAGCGAATCGGAATCGCAACCAGCCAAATAAACGGCTTACAGGACTACATCACTAACGTGTGCCTGAAATAACCAAGCAGGGGTAAATCATGATTAGTAAATCAATCTCTCTAACTATTTGGCTGCTACTTGCTTCCAGTGGCGCTGGAATAGTGCAGGGTGCCTATATCGCACTATCCATGATTGCCGCTTATGCCGTAGTGACCGATTTCTTATTCGGTGCTTTGGACTGGCGAGGCTATGAAGTTATCCGATACCGCTTAATGGAGTAATAAATATGGCTACTGAATACTTTGATAATCCAACTCAAGGCCGTAAAGACCTTGACGAAAGCATCCCATCTCAAGAGTAACAAGCAGAATTGTTTAACCCCACTGGAGGTTGATCATTATCTTGGCGGCTCGGAAAGACGAGAAGTGGTGTAGCAACGCCGAGAGGAGTAGCAAAGCCGCGAACAAAGAATAGCTGACATTACAGCAGGCATTTACGAGTGCCTGTGATAATGCCAACCAACGGAGACAATCATGTCTGAACAAGTAACCGGCCTTACCTCAATACAAGCCAGTCGATTAGAAATTCTCCGCTTGGTAATGAAAGATACCGCGGCGGCACAGAAAGCTATCGACTTCATTAATGACGATCCGCTTAAACAAGAGTTATTCAAAGACCAATACGCACTAGCTGCTAATGAATCTGGTCTTGTATCCAGAACAGAGAAAGCAATCAAAGAGTGCCAAGAGGCGCTATCACTATTCGACTAAATTCAATTGAGGTAATCATGAATAACAACTGGCCAGCTTATACGGGCAACAATGAGATTGTTAATGCCATTGATATCACCTCGGTTAAGCAGTTGGATACCGGTTACGGTGAAATCAAACCAACGAACAGCTTCCCGGTAGTGACTGTTACCGACGATTTCATGCAGCAATACCGGCCGGTGGCTACAGGTTACCTAGTGAGTCGTACTGGTGGCCCGATGTTCTACATGAGCAAGTCAGCGTTTGAAGCAGTGTACACCAAAAATGGCACCGGGGCGGCCTGGGCAGACATCACCGGAAAGCCTTCTACGTTTGCACCAGTGATTGGCACAACCGTAACTACAGCAATGGCCGGTAACAAGGTACCGACATCAACCGATCGCGGTGGCGTACTGCAGCAAACAGCTATTGTTGCCATCACTGACTCATCTGGTGGCACATCAGGCGGTAACACTGTAGCAGCAGTTCCGGCCGCTACCGCGGCAACAACTGACGCCACGGCCGCATCACTGACATCTACTAACGCAGCTATCACTGCCATCAAGAACGACTTCGCCACGTTATCGGCTAAGTACAACGCATTGCTGGCTGCTGTGAAGGCTTCCGGTGTTACTGCATAACCAATTACACAGCCTATTCACTGAGTGGGCTGGATAATGAGTTAACGAGGATAGAGAGATGGCAGCACCAAAGGGTAACCGATTCTGGGAGGCCCGCAGTAGTCATGGGCGCAACCCGAAGTTTGAATCGGCTGATGCTCTCTGGGCGGCCTGTTGTGAATATTTCGAATGGGTGGAAGCTAACCCATTATGGGAGATGAAAGCATTCGCCTATCAGGGAGCAGTAACGCAAGAGCCGATTGCAAAAATGCGAGCCATGACCTTAACGGGGCTTTGCTTGTTCCTCGATATCGCCGATAGCACATGGCAGACATTCCGGGTTCGTGAAGATTTATCGGTGATCACTACGCGAGCCGAGAAAGTCATCTACGACCAGAAGTTCTCCGGGGCAGCAGCCGACCTTCTTAACGCAAACATCATCGCCCGTGACTTGGGCCTCAAAGAGCAGTCGCAAGTTGAAGACGTGACACCTGATAAGGGAGATCGCGATAAGCGCCGCTCTCGCATCAAGGAGTTATTCAACCGTGGAAATGGATGCGATTCTTGATGAGTTGACAGAAGACGAGCAAATAGAATTGCTTGAGCTTCTTGAGGAAGAGAACCACTACCGCAATACCCATCAACTTTACGACTTCAAACCATATGGAAAACAACGCGAATTCATTGATTCTGGCGGCGAGTATCCAGAACGCTGCTTCATGGCAGGTAACCAGCTTGGCAAGTCATACACTGGCGGCGCTGAGGTGGCATTCCATCTAACTGGGCGTTATCCAGGTACAACTGGATACCCTGATGATGGTGCTTATGGTGGAAAATGGGAAGGTAAGCGATTCTACGAGCCAGTTGTGTTCTGGGTTGGTGGTGAGACTAACGAAACCGTAACCAAAACTACACAGCGTATTCTTTGTGGCCGTATTGAAGAAAACGACGAGCCAGGCTACGGGTCAATCCCTAAAGAAGACATCATTAGCTGGAAGAAATCACCATTCTTCCCGAACCTTGTCGATCACCTACTAGTAAAGCATCACACAGCCGATGGCGTGGTTGATGGCGTTTCTATCTGCTACTTCAAGCCATACTCACAAGGCCGTGCACGTTGGCAGGGTGATACCATTCATGGCGTCTGGTTCGATGAGGAACCTCCGTACAGTATTTATAGTGAAGGGTTAACGCGTACCAATAAATATGGGCAGTTCTCACTACTGACGTTCACCCCTTTAATGGGTATGTCTGACGTTGTAACCAAGTTTCTTAAAAACCCAAGCAAGGCACAAAAGGTTGTCACAATGACAATCTACGATGCCGACCACTACACCGATAGTCAGAAAGAGCAAATCATTGCCTCTTACCCAGAGCATGAGCGCGACGCTCGATCTCGCGGTATCCCAACAATGGGTAGTGGGCGCATCTTCCAGATACCTGAAGAAACTATCAAGTGCCAGCCGTTCGAATGCCCTGACCACTTCTATGTTATCAATGCCTGTGACTTTGGGTGGGATCACCCACAAGCACAGGTGCAACTGTGGTGGGATAAAGACGAGGATGTAATTTACGTTTCCAGAACTTGGAAGCAGAAAGAGAAGACGGCGACTGAAGCATGGAGCGCAGTTAAAGCATGGAACCAGAAAATTCCCACAGCATGGCCCCATGACGGCAATCAACATGAGAAGGGGGGCGGCGAACAGCTAAAAGAGCAGTATGCCGATGCTGGCTTCATGATGCTGAAAGACCATGCAACATGGCCTGATGGCGGCAATGCTGTTGAGCCAGGCATAGTTGAAATAAGGGACATGATGCTCGAAGGAAGATTCAAAGTGTTCAATACATGTGAGCCATTCTTCGAAGAGTTCCGACTTTACCACCGAGATGATAACGGGAAGATAGTTAAGCTGAATGACGACATTCTCTCTGCTGTCCGCTACGGGTACATGATGCGCCGCTTCGCCAAGATGATGCGCGACATTAAAAAACCTAAAGAGAAAAAACTCCCAGCACCGATTAAACCAATTCAACGAAGAGGCAGATGATGGCCGATGATAATAAATTGCTGGCGATCCTGACCTCATTTGATCGGGATTGGACGGCAAGCGATGAGGCGCGGACTGAAGCGGCTAACGATTTATTCTTTAGTCGTGTATCGCAATGGGATGACTGGTTATCTAATTACACAACACTACAGTATCGCGGACAGTTCGACATTGTTCGCCCGGTGGTTCGTAAGCTGGTTGCAGAGATGCGCCAGAATCCAATTGAAGTGATGTATAAGCCAAAGGATGGAGCCTCCCCTGATGCTGCTGATATCCTCATGGGCATGTATCGCACTGACATGCGTCACAACTCAGCGAAGATTGCCGTTAACGTAGCAGTACGCGAGCAGTTAGAGTGTGGTGTCGCAGCATGGCGACTGGTTACCGACTACGAAGACCAAGACCCGACAAGCAATAACCAAGTTATCCGGCGCGTTCCGATTCATGAAGCATGCACCCATGTTATTTGGGACTGCAATAGCAAGATGATGGACAAGTCTGATGCTCGTCACGTTACGCTAATTAACGCAATGAGCATTGAGGGGTGGGAGGCATTCGCTGAAGAGGAAGGGATTGACCCGGAAAACTATCCAGACTTTCAGAATCCCGATACTGATTGGGTATTCACCTGGACGAACAAAGATGTCGTTTATGTCGGTGAGCACTACGAAGTAAAGGAAGAAAAAGAACGGGTGTTCATCTATGAGCAGCCTGTTACCGGGCAGATGGTTAGCTATTACAAGCGCGATATCAAAGATGTTATCGATGACTTAGCCGAAGCCGGTTATATCAAGGTTGGTGAGAAGAAGATAACGCGCCGCCGAGTATATAAGTATCTGATTACTAACTCAGCAATGCTGAAAGGCCCGATTGATATCGCCGGTCAGCACCTCCCGGTTGTTCCGGTATTTGGTGAGTGGTCATTTGTCGGTGATAAAGAAGTTTATGAGGGCGTTGTTCGCCTAGCTAAAGACGGTCAGCGCTTACGCAACATGATTATGAGCTTCAATGCTGACATTGTTGCCCGATCGCCACGTAAGAAACCTATCTTCTGGGCTGAGCAAATCGCTGGCTACGAGAACATGTACAACTCAGAAGATGAGTATCCGTATTACCTCATGAACCGCACTGATGAGAGCAGCGGTGATTTACCGGCACAACCGATTGGCTATATCGATAACCCAGAAGTGCCACAGGCCAACGCCTACATGCTTGAAGCCGCTACCGCAGCAGTGAAAGAGGTGGCAAGCCTTGGCGTGGATACTGAGGCCGCAGGTAGTCAAGTAGCATTCGATACAATCAATCAACTCAACGCACGTTCAGACATGGAGACTTATGTCTTCCTTGACAACTTATCTACAGCGATGAGACGTGATGGTGAGATTTACGCCTCAATGGTCAACGACATCTATGACGTTCCACGTCAGGTGATGATGACCATGCCAGATGGCACTGAGAAGGATGTCGAAGTCCTCAATCAGGTTGTCGATTATCAAACAGGGCAAGTGGTGACGCTTAACGATGTTCGTGGGCGCTACGAAACTTACACCGACACTGGCCCATCATTCCAAAGCATGAAGAGCCAGAGCCGGGCAGAGATCCTTGACCTGATGGGCAAGGTTCAGCCAGGTACTCCAGAGTATCAAATGTTGCTGCTTCAATACTTCACCCTACTGGATGGTAAGGGTGTCGAGATGATGCGCGAATATGCCAACAAGCAGCTCGTAATGATGGGGCTGAAGAAACCAGAAACACCTGAAGAGGAGCAGATGGTTGCAGAGGCACAGCAGCAGCCGAAAGAACCAAGTCCAGAGGACAAGCTTGCACAAGGTGCACTGTTAACTGGTCAGGCCGACTTGCAGAAAGCCATGAATGACGAGCAACGCATTCAAGTTGATGCAATGAAAGCACAAGCAGACATCCAACTCTCAAACGCCAAGATTGCCGAGATACTCGCATCGGTAGACCTGGATAAGCAGAAAGAAGTTAGAGAAATGCTGAAAGTATTAGGTCAATTCCAGCAACAGCAGGGTGATAACGCCCGAGCTGATGTTGAGTTGCTTCTTAAGGGAGCAAACCAAACCCATACCCGCCGCATGGACGTAACCAAGGCCATGCAGCAATCAAATCAACCTTCCGGCAGAGCAGCCGAGATTCCTCAATAAGAGAGAGCTAAACATGTCCGATACCAACGAAATTCAGGCTTCTGAAGAACAACTCCTGCCCGGCGTTCAAGCGGCGGCATCCGCTGAAGGCTTGCCAATCGATAATGCCATCGATGGCGAAGGGCAAGAAGAGGGCTTCGAGATTGTCCTGAAAGACGATGAGAAACCAAAACAAGACCCGGCAACTAACGCGCAATTTGCAGCTAAACGTCTAGAGCGCAAGCGTCAACGCGAGCTTGAACAACAGATGGAAGCCGTTAAGCGCGGCGAGGTGCCGGAGAACCTGCGGGTGACTCCTGATCTACCAAAACAGCCAGACGTTAATGACTTCCTGTCAGATGAAGCGCTGGCGAAGTACGACTATGACCAGTCTCGTGCACTTGCAGCGTTCAGTGCCGCGAACAGTGATTGGCAAGTTAAGGCTATGGATGCCCGCAGTAATGGCGTAGCTGAGCAAGGCCGCAAGATTCAGGAGTACACCCAGCAATCAGCGCAATACGCCGAGGCTGCCCGTAAGCACTACGACACAGCGGAAAAACTCAACCTTCCTGATTATCAGGATAAAGAAGATGCGTTCATGAGCCTAGTCCCACCTCAAGTGGCGGCGGACATCATGATGCTATTTCCTGAGAAATCCGCTGCCATGGCTTATCACCTGGGTGCTAACCCAGAGAAGGTGCGCCAACTTTTGGCAATGAACGGGCAGCAAGCGCTGATTGAACTCACTCGACTATCAGAACGTTTAACTCTCAAGCCACGCGGTAAACAACGCTCCGAAGCCCCAGAGGCTGACACCGGAATAAAAGGTTCGGTCACGGCCGCTAACGTCGATGCATTACAAAAGCAAATCGATAAGGCCGCATCAGCGGGCAATACGGAACTTTACCGCAAGCTAAAATCACAGCTTAAAGGAATCAAATAATGGCTCTTAATGAAGGTCAAGTAATCACGTACATGGTCGATGAAATTATCGAAACCGTGGAAAACCTCACGCCGATGGCACAGCGCGTTGAGAAATATCAACCACCAGGCAATGATATGCAGCGTTCTCAGAACACTGTATGGATGCCTCTTGAACAAGAAGCACCCACTCAGACCGGTTGGGATTTGACAGGGCAGGCGACAGGTATTCTGGAACTGTCTGTTAAGTGTAACCTTGGCGTGCCAGATAACGACTTCTTCTCGCTTCGTGCTGATGATCTGCGTGATGAGCGATCCCTGCGCCGTCGTATTCAGGCATCAGGTAAGAAATTAGCGAATAACGTAGAGACAGCAATTGCCCAGCAAGCTGTTGATATGGGTTCTCTGGTTGTTACCAGTTCTGACGCAATTGGCACCGGCACCACTGGCTGGGACTTTGTTGCAGATGCTGAAGAATTGGTATTCTCTCGAGAGCTGAACCGTAGCGCTGGACTGAGCTACTTCTTCAACCCGAAAGATTACAAAGGTGCAGGCCATGATCTGGCGAGCAAAGACTTCTTTGGTCGCATCCCTGAAGATGCCTATAAATCAGGCACTATTCAGAAACAGGTCGCTGGCTTCAATGATGTTCTTCGTTCACCAAAGCTGCCAACCCTAACCGCTTCCACAGCTACCGGCCTGACAGTTTCCGGCGCTCAGTCATTCAAACCGCTGGCATGGACATCTGACGCAGATGGTAACCGTGAGAACGTGGATAACCGTACTGCTGTTGTTGTGCTAAGCGCTGGCACTGGTCTGAAACGTGGCGATAAGATTTCATTCACTGGCGTTAAATTCTTGTCTCAGATGGCTAAAAACGTACTAATCCACGATGCAACGTTTACTGTTGTTGCTGTGAATGGTGCGAACGTAACCATTTCACCTAAGCCGATTGCAGCTAATGATGTAACCCTTACGCCAGAACAGCGTGCTTATGCAAACGTGAATACCACGCTTGCCAACGCAATGACGGTGAACATTCTGAACACCACCACCACTGCGACTAACGTGTTCTGGGCCGACGACTCTATCCGCCTAGTATCCCAGCCTATCCCAATCAACCATGAGTTGTTCTCTGGTATGAAAACACAGAGTTTCAGCGTTCCAAGTGTTGGCTTGAATGGTGTTGTAGCCTATCAGGGTGACATCAGCACGTTAACCGGTAAGTGTCGTATTGCTCTGTGGTATGCAGCGTGTGCTGTACGACCTGAAGCAATCGGTGTGGGCTTGGCTAATCAGGCGTAACAAACAGGGGCTTCGGCCCCTTTTTTATTTGGAGTAGAACATGACACAGATGGTATTTCGCCACGGCGACGTGAAGAAGTGGAAGGGCGTTGGTTACGATTTTGAAATTATCAGCAAGGATGAGCTAGACGAATATCTTGATGCCGGATGGGTTGCACATCCAGATGAGTTGTTGAAATCATCTGCTGAGCCTGAGCCTGATACCCCAAAGAAAACCCGCAAAAAGGCGGCAACTGATGAACCTAACGACTAAAGGTGATCTGGTAAATAACGCGTTGCGCAAGGGGACAATTGCTTCTGACGCAACGTTAACCGATGTCGAACCTCAATCCGTGGCTGATGGGTTGCTTGACTTAGAAATGATGATGGCCGAGTGGTTAATTACGCCTGATTTAGGCATCGATGTCGGTTATATATTCAGTGAGGACGGAGTGGAAGTCGCACCGGAAGATCCTCATGGCTTGCCTGCCTATGCACTGAATGCAGTAATCCTAAATCTGGCTCTTCGCGTTCTTCCCGACTATGCGATCGAAGGCTCACCATCTCTTGTAACAAAGGCACGCTTTGGCAAGGAAACATTGGTCAAATCGATGTTCAAGCAACGCACACCAAAACTACGCTATCGAAACCGCGTTCCTATTGGTTCTGGCAACCGATATCCGAATTGGATAGGCGTCCATTTTTTCCATAACAAGGAAGAAGATAATGCCGACGACACAACTTCCTCTGGCTAAAGGGCTGGGAAAGGACTTCCGCAACGCTGACTATGTTGACCTATTACCGGTGAACATGCTGGCGACCCCTAAAGAAGTATTAAATGCTGCTGGTTATATGCGCTCACTCCCCGGAATAGACAAGCGCTCTGACGTTGCTGGTATATCGCGTGGCGCTCAGTTTAATGCATCTCAAAACGTCTCCTATCGCGTCCTTGGCGGTAAGATTTATCGCGGAGATGTAGCCGTTGGTGATGTTGATGGCGTTGGTCGTGTTGGCATGGCATTCAGTGCGACAAGCCAAGCAGTAGCGGCAAACGGGAAGATGAGGCTTTATCGTTACGATGACACAGTCAAAACGCTAAGTAACTGGCCTGACGTCGGATTTGCACAATATGATATTGGCATAGTTCGTGATATCTGCCGATTGCGAGGCCGGTATATATGGGTCAAGGATGGCAGTGGAACGTTTGGCGTTACTGATTTAGAGGACGAGTCACACCCTGACCGCTTCCGCCCTTTCTATTCTGCTGAGTCTCAGCCTGATGGTATTCAGGGCTGTGCTGTGTGGCGTGACTTCGTTGTCATATTCGGTACTGCAACTATCGAGTATTTCTCACTAACGGGCGCGACTGATTCATCATCAGCAATCTATGTGGCCCAGCCCTCTCTTATGGTTCAAAAGGGAATTGCTGGCACTTACTGCAAAACTATCTTTGGTGATTCATTTGCTTTCATTAGTCATCAGGCGACCGGCGCCCCGTCAATTTACATGGTTAGCTCTGGTCAGGCTGCTCCAATTGCATCCGCATCGATAGAAAAAATACTCCGAGAGTACACGGCAGAAGATCTATCAACTGGTGTGATGGAGTCTCTGCGCTTTGACGCTCATGAGTTGCTAGTTATTCACTTGCCCCGCCATGTACTTTGCTATGACGCATCAGCCAGCCAGAACGGCCCACAGTGGTGTATTCTAAAAACTGGCTTAGCTGATGCCGCCTACCGTGGGATTGACTTCATATTTGAGGGGAACCAGATAACGGTTGGTGACAAAGCAGAATCGGTGACCGGGGAGCTTAAATTCGACATTTCCAGCCAGTACGGAAATCAGTCGGAACATCTGCTCTATACACCAATGTTTAAAGCTGATAACGCCAGGGTATTCGACTTCGAGTTAGAGGCTGCGACTGGTGTATCTCAATTCGCAGAACGGCTCTTCATCTCTGCAACTGCCGATGGGTCTAACTATGGGCGTGAGCAAATGATTTCTGCTAATGCGCCATTCAAGTATGACAAGCGTGTCCTGTGGCGGCGCGTGGGGCGTATTCGTAAGAATATCGGATTTAAGGTTAGGGTGATAACAAGCTCTCCAGTGACGCTATCAGATTGTAGTGTAAGGATAGAATAATGGCAGACTCAGACTTAAACACCCCAGTCACCATATCTAACACCCGCATTGATGCCTCTATACTTCCTTCAAACTTTTCTCAGTCATATTTCCTTTACGTCATACAGCAGAATACTGACTTAAGTAATGTGGCTGGAAAAGCGAATGAGGCGAGCCAGGGGGCTTATGATGCACAGCAGCAGAATGACCAGCAGAATGTCACTCTGGCAAACCACGAAACAAGGATCACCGCTAATGCGCTAGCTATTTTCGGTCTAACGGTAAGGGTGATTGATGCTGAGGCGGCAATAACATCAATCCAGTCAAATGTAGCTACGTTAACTACGCGCGTAACGACCGTGGAGGGTACGGTCACTACTATCGAGGGTGATTACCTATCTAAGTCAGCAGCAGTCAATCAGGTCATTCAGCCTATTGCCGGTTCACTAATAGTTGGCACAGTAGCCACTCCGACTACCGACAAGATACAGTCATCAGACTCGGTTAATGCTTTGGCTTCCTACAAGGTTGCAGGTCTTAAAGTCCTAGGCCCTCGCGAAACTGGATGGACAGCCTCAACCGGAACCGCTCTAAAAACTGCATTCAACGCCAATCTTGCATTCACAACAGGCGCTACATATTCACAAGCAGAAATGACAGCTCTGGCCAACGGTTTAATTGCAGCCAGGCAACGTATTAAAGCCCTTGAAGATGCTATGCGCACTCACGGACTAATCAACTAATTTAGAGATCCCCTCATGGAATTACGAGCAATCCCCGACTTGGGGCGGCTTCGTGCATTCCTAAATAACCCAGATATCACAGGAAACATTGTCGATCACGACAGTGAATACCTCATTAAGCCAGATGCTTTGTATCTCGGAATATATGAGGGGCTGCTTCTGGTTGGAGTGCATGAGGTTAGAACTTTCTGGCACAGCGTCGTTGAGTGCCACGCAATATATGACCCCGGCTTTCGTGGGAAATACGCCCTTGATGGACACAAGTTATTTTGCCGCTGGCTACTTGAAAACTCCCCTTTCACAAACTCCATAACGATGGTTCCAGATTCAACGAAATATGGACGAGCACTTATTCGGCTGCTTGGGGCTGAGCGTATCGGTCATCTGGACGATGCATACATTAGTAACGGTAAGCCGGTTGGCGTGACGCTATACCAGCTTAAGCGAACCCAATATGAGGATTTTCTTCAATGTTAATTTTTCAACTAATGAGCAAGGTTCGTGACCGCGCCGTTTACTGCAAAGGTGGTGGTGGCGATAACGGAGCTGGAGCACAGGCTGATGCTATAAATAGGCAAACTGATTTACAGCGCCAGCAATGGCAAACTGTGATGAATAACCTTGCCCCATTTACGCCAATGGCACAGCAATACGTTAATCAGCTTCAGGGGCTTTCAACACTTGAAGGTCAGAACTCAGCGCTGCAAGGCTATTACAACTCAGACCAATACAAAGGACTGGCAGATCAAGCACGATATCAACAGCTAGCAGGTGCTGAAGCGACTGGTGGACTTGGGTCTACTGCAACAAGTAATGGTCTAGCGACTATTGCGCCGCAGCTAGGTCAGAACTGGCTTGGTGGTCAGATGCAGAATTACGGCAACTTAGCAAATATCGGCCTTGGTGCGTTGCAAGGTCAGGCTAATGCTGGTCAGTCATACGCAAATAACATGGGCTCCATTTATCAGCAACAGGCGTCTCTGGCAGCGGCCAATGCTAATCGACCATCCGGATTGCAGTCAGGCTTGAGTGGAGCGTTTAGCGGGGCTGCTGCTGGGGCTGGGTTGGGTAGCATAATTCCCGGCCTTGGTACAGGCATTGGTGCGTTAATTGGCGGGGGGGCTGGGCTTCTCGGAGGTTTATTCTAATGGCTGCATGGCAAGAAGGTAATGGTGGCGGGTTCCTTTCTGGTATTGGAACCAATAATACCAATGCACCACAGGTTGGTGATGTTAACGCAACTCTTGGAATGATCCGCGAGAATAACGACATTCAGCGCTCAGGCGCAAACAATATCGGGCTACAAGCTCTACAAGGACTAGGTTCTGTAGCTCAATCTTATCAGCAAGCCCAACAAGCAGAGCGCCAGAAGGAATTCCAGCAGGCTTATGCTGGTGCTTATGCTTCCGGTGATAGAAACTCAATGCGCCAGCTTGCTACTCAATACCCCGATCAATTTGAAGCTGTACGCAATGGCATGGGGTTCATTGACGAAGATCAGCGCAACACTATTGGTAATCTTGCATCGACAGCCCGATTAGCTGCGCAAAGCCCTCAAGCAATGGGTGAGTGGCTAAAGTCTAGCGCGAGTGATTTAGCGCGAGTGGGAATTAATCCCGGCGATGTTGCAACCATGTACCAGCAGAATCCGCAAGGTTTCGGTGAGTTTGCTGATCACTTGGGTATGTCAGCTCTCGGCCCGGAAAAGTATTTCGACTTACAGGATAAGGCTGCTGGTCGCCAGATTGACCGGGATAAACTATCCGAAACGGTGCGGAGTAACCAGGCTGGTGAGGGACTACAGGCTCGTGGGCAGAATATCACGATGCGCGGACAGGATATCAGCGCGCAAAACTCATCTCTCGACCGAGACATAAAGCGCGCAGAGCTTCAAGATAAAGCGCTCGATCGCCAGATTTCGCGGGAAACTAATCAGGTGAAACTTGATGGCTTGCGACAGCAGCAGGTGGCTAATCAACAAAAAGTAGAGGATGCGAAGCTAGCTAAGCAACAAACCGCTCAGCAAACCTACGACACCTTTAATACAGCACTGGATACCATCAAAGAGCTGAAAGAGGCTCCCGGACTTAAAAGCGCCGTTGGTATGTCATCAATGCTACCAACACGACCAGGCGGTGACGCCGCAAACTTTGAGGCAAAACTGGATACCTTCAAAGCGCAAACATTCCTGCCTATGGTTCAGTCAATGAAAGGAATGGGTGCGCTATCCGACGCTGAAGGTAAAAAACTAACTGATGCGGTTGGTGCACTTGATCCGAAGATGAGTGAAAAAGAATTCACTAAATCCCTTGGTAGAATTGAGGGGCAGTTGCGTGGAAAGCTGGCTAACGCCCAAAAAACGTTTGGTGTTCCAATGCAGGCACCACCACCTCAGGATCAGCAACAGGCGGGCGGCAGTTATACGTCTAAATCTGGCATCCAATTTACGGTGAAATGATGGAAGTTACAGCTAACGGTAAGACTTTTACCTTCCCCGATGGAACCAGTGCCGGGGATATCGGAAACTCGATAGATGAGTATTTTGCGGGTCAATCTACCCAAGATCAGCAACCAACTCCAGCACCAGAAGCCGTTAGTAACCCGGCGATTGAGGCAGCAAAAGGTATTGCGCAGACGGGCGCTAATGTCCTCAATATCCCCATTGAGATTGCCAATGCGATTAAAAGTGCAGCAGCTTGGGTTTCAGGGAATGACACTTACACCCCCATACCGGCTGCACAATTACCTGAATCAATGCAGCCAAAAGATGAATATGCCAAGTTAGGTGCTGAAATTGGGCCTTATCTTATTCCGGGTGTTGGTGCGGAGAAAACCGCCGCTGCGCTTGGCTCTGTTGCTGGTTCGGGTAGAGCTGAACGCTTGGCAACTAAAGCCGCTGATATGGTTGCTGAGAATACTATTGGGGCGCTAGCACAGAACAGCAGCAATAATGATGCTGGGTCGCTGGCCAAAGATTTATCATTGGGAGCCGCCGCCAGTGGAGCCGCTCGGGTGGTTTTGCCGCTAGCGGGTAAAGTGGCAAATAAAGTATTGGGGCGCTCACCTGCTCAAGTTGTCGATAGAGTTGCACCCTCTCAAACCGTCGATAATGCTGTACCCGTTCAAGCTTTGGATAATCCCCCTCCTGCATCAGGCGTAACTGTAGCGCCTGAGCAAGTGGCGACAGAGGACACTTTACGCAAGCTGGCTGCACAGAAAAACCCTGAGCTTGCCTCATCTCTGCAAGGGTTAGATGTTAAGCCAAGACAGGACGTGATAGACGCGGCATCTCGCCTTGGTGTTGATGAGTTACTCCCTTCTCACCTGTCTGGCAATGCGCAGTACCAAGCGGTAGAACAAGCGCTAAAATCCCGCCGAGGATCAGCGCTCAAGGTTCAAGAGGATGAGGCGATAAGGTCATTAGCGGAAAGTACCGGAAAGATGATCGATGATGTAGCCGGTGCTCCTGACTCTCTGGCAATGAGTGAGAAATTTGTCGGCCAAATGGATAGCAGGATGGCGGCATTGGAGCGCAAAAGCGATCAGCTCTATGCGCGAACCGATAAGGCAATGCCTCCGGGGGCGTCAGTTGAAGCGCAAAATACAGCCGCACACTTGGAGCGTCAGGCCGATGAGTTGGGTGGGTGGGAAAATCTTGACCCCATTGAGCAGCGTGTTTTTAAGGCGGTCAATCCGGGCGCAGAAGGACGCCTGACATACGCCAACTTGAATAAGCAGCGCAGAATGGTAGGGCAGGCGCTATACAAAAAAAGTGGGCCGTACAAGGATGCTGACGAGGCCGCTTTATCAAGATTGTATTCGCAGCTAGCAGAGGATCAGCGTGCCGTGCTTGGTGATGTAGGTGCACGTCGCGATTTTGAAGTGGCTCAACGCTTAGTTCAAATGCGTAAAAACATGGAAGACCAGATGGTATCTGTTCGTGGACGAACCTTGACGGGGGATGCCACAACTAAAGTTTCCAACGCTTTAACGGCTATGGCGAAAGGTAATGGTAAGCAATTCAGAGAGACAATGGAAAACATCCCTTCGCGGCAGATGCGCGCTGAGATGGTAGGTGCTGCGCTCAGAGATATGTTGTCTATTGGCAAACGAGGATCGGACTTCAATCCGGGCGGCTATGCAGACTGGTATCAGAACATGCGCAGCAGCGGGCAGATTAGATTGCTGGCAAAACATATCCCACGTGATTTGATGAAGGGGCTTGATGACACTTACATTGTCGCTAAGGCCATCCGTGATGCTAAGGGGCATGAGATTAATACTGGTGCTCTCAACGAATTCACATCACGCTTTAACCGTGTGACCGCGGCTCATGAAATGGTAGCGAATCATGCTGGGAAGGTTGGGACGATGATCGGTGCGAAAGGTGGGCCTCTTGGTGCTGTAGCTGGCGCGGCATTGGGGGAAAAGCTCGCTCAACGGGCCAGAGTAGCAGGCGGTGCAGGTTCAGCAGATGCAGCGGAACAATTGATAATGTCACCGGCATACCAAAGTGCGGTTAAAACTCTGCCTAAATCAGCACCGGCGCATGTTGCTGAAACCCGCATTCGCCGCAATCCTAAGTGGAGAGCGTTTTATGATTCACTCCCTGATAAGGATAAGAGAACGATCGCCCGAGTGGGATTAGCTGCATGGCTTCGTGATATGGAAGAAACAGTAAACCCGCCAGAGTAATACAAAAGAAACTACTTCATTAACCCAGCCTCTGCGCTGGGTTTTTTATTGCCCTAAATCCGAACCACGCAGATTAAACGCTGTGGGGATTACACACGTCTGGAGTAAACCTAATGCCTGACATCATCCCTAATGTTGTCGTCTCAATGCCATCTCAGTTGTTCACCATGCCGCGCAAATTTGCCGCGGTATTCGGCGGTAGAATTTACATTGGATTGATAGACACCGATCCCACTATTCCATCAAACCAGATTCAGGTTTATTTGGAGAATGAGGACGGTAGTTTAGTTCCAATGGCGCAGCCAATACTGATTAATGCTGGCGGTTACCCAGTTTATAACGGACAGGTTTCTAAGTTCGTAACTGTTCAAGGCCATTCAATGGCTGTGTATGATGCGCTTAATGTTCAGCAATTCTATTTCCCTAATGTTTTGAAGTACGACCCAGATCAGTTCCGGCAATACCTTGATTCTCAGGGTGGGGCTGTGACGGTAGATATGTTGGGTAGTTATGAGGATGGGAAGGGTGATGAGCTTGTCGGAGTTAAGCAACCGTTTACAGGCACTATTGGCCGGACGCAGCATGGCGTCAACTTAGAGCGCCGAAGTGTATTCGACTTCCCCGGAACATGGGATGGTGTAGCCGATGATACTGTGGGATTCCAAGCGGCTGTAAACTCATTTGGCTTGATTGGCGGCACTCTTCATATTCCGAATATTGCTAAAGTTTATCTGGCTGGGGCGGTTACTATTCCGGGGGGAGTGAGTATTAGTGGCGATATGAAATGCCCCGGTTCTCCGGGTTTGCCTCACTTACTTGGAAACATCTTTAAACTCGGCAGCCAAATTAGAATTAACCCGGCGATCACAGTTAGTCTCGGCGGTGGGAATGCCATTAATAACGTTGTTATCACTCGCTCCACAATGACTGGCCCAGAGGTTAATGCTGCAAATTATGGCGGCATTGCCTTTACCCAGATAGGGGCTGATGTACGCTTTGATAGCGTTATGTGTATAGGGTTCACGCATTTGATTTCCTGTAAAGGCTTCGCTAGAACAGTATTAACTAATAGTGGAATTGATACTATTGGCGGAGTATCCGTGACGAATGCTGGAGATCCTGCACATGTAATGGATAATCATTTCTGGCCTTATGGCACCGCGTCCGCAGCAGGGTTAATTACAACTCCAGATACCAACCACTTTATATACAGAAGTGGAACTGCAGTTAGGATAGATGGTGGAGCATGGCCAATAGTCGTTGGTAATTTTATTCTTGGCCATGCTGATCAAGTGGCCATAAATAATTCATCAAATCCAAGGGTAATAGGGAATGGATTCTCTGGAATAAATTTGGGTGATGTCTCACCATATGTTATAGGAAATACAGGGCTTAGAATTGAAGGAACAACAAATAACTCAATAATTGATGGCAATGTGAGCGTGCATCTTGAACATGGATTGTACTTAATTCCAACATCAACTACTGGAAGAAATACCATAACAAACCAAACTTGCCGCAATGTAAAAACAACCGGGGTAGTTATTCTTAGTGGTAATGCATCGGTTCAAGCTAATGTCGAAGGTAGAATTGATTCATCAGCAGGCGTTAGGGTTATAGGTGCAACTAGTAAGGTATTAATTGATGGTTGCCAATTATATAATAATCTTAATGCGATACAGGCTGAGGGGACAGGTCATATCATTGGGAAAAATACATTTATAGGTAATGCTAATAATGTATTAGAGACTTCAGGACCATTTTCCATTCCTGCAACAGTAACAAACATGGCTATCACACCGGATTTTGATTTCTATTATGTGTCTGGATCTGTAAGTAACATATCTCATTTTAAAGATACTTTTAATGGGCATATTATAACACTCACTTTCGCTGGAGCGTGCTCTATGGTGAGCACGGGGAACTTAAGACTGTCTTCATCTCCTTTAAACATACCAGCGGGATCCACAATACAATTCCTATGTTTTGGTCAGTCTGGAAGCAGAACTTGGCGGCAACTAACTGCTCCACTATAA